CAAGACGGTTATTCTGTCGGAATTACCAAGAGCTTCGATTTATTGGGCTCGGACAACTTCTCACTGAATGTTGCCCCTACGTTGGAGTGGTTTGAGTATACTGATTATAGTTCTGTTGTTGCTGCATTGGATCTCGACCTGACTGTCGAAAACGGGTTCTTTTCCCACTTTCGGCCTTTCGGATCTGTGGCGTACGTAGACAATGACATTGATGTAGCAAATTATGATTTTGCTTCGCAAAAGTTGGATGGAGACGTAAACGTAAAGGTCGGACTTAAGTACAGCTTCTAATCTACAACTGTACGGTTCACTAAGCCCCACTCTGAGAAGAGTGGGGTTTTTTGCGTATATAGCCTTTTATATAGTGTATAATAATCAACCCCCCAGCTTTAAGTTAGAGCGAGGGGATTTTTATTATGAAAAAACTCATTATAAACAAAATTGGCGTATTAGGATTTGCTAACTTTGTAGCTATCCTTGGGATCGTCACAGGGGCAATCAAAGCAGTAGCACTGCCAGTATTAGCTATGTTAGCTTCTGGCACAGCAGCCGACGTAAATGCAGTTATAAAAGGTGTTGCAGATATTGTATCTGCTGACGTTTCAACTGTTGTAGGCTATGGAATAGGTGGATGGGTAACCGGGGCCGTGTATGCTTGGATTGCAAATATTGTATTAAAAGCAACCAAAGGTTTCGTTATTGAGACCAAGTAATTATATTGCGTAATTATGACCCCTCACCTTAACAGGTGGGGGGTTTTGCTTTATCTATTCAGTTCAGAGAACACAGAACCATCAAAACCTATCTTATTCGCGCTCCAAATGCTGTTTAAGGCCTTTTCTCCATTAATTGTAGCATTGACGCAGGTTAGGATTAAAGACGCCTCAGAAGCGATTTTCTCATGTTCTTTTTCAAACCCGGGTACAATTACTAAGTCTTTTCCATCTGGACTGAGTCCTGTCCATGGGCCACTACAGTTCACCATAGCCCATTTCTTAATGATAACCTCTGTCCCGTCTACGGCAGTGCCTTTGGTTTCGCTTTGCTCAAACGTAGCTACTGCGAGCCAACTATAGTCGTCACTCATCCATTGAGCTGTAATTCCGTGAGCGTGTTTTAATAATACTTGCTGTTTGAATCTCATAGTAAAATATCAACCCCAATATTTATGAGGATAGTCTGGGGTATTGTCTGCTAATATCGCTGCAGTCCATTTTTCATTTAATCCTCTGTTATATAAATTGTGCCTCGTTGAATTTGTATCGGGGTGAGGCTCCCATCTTCTAGCTAAAGCAAATAGTTGACTTTTTTCGTATTCTCTAGCTCCCACAATAACACAAAACTTATTTAATAAAGTTTTTTTAGGAGGAGGATTTATTCCTCTTTCAATTTTTCTCCATACAGGATGTTCTATCTTTAATATCTTAGCGAGTTTTGTTGTATTTGTAAATTTTTTTTCTCGTAATTCTTTTAGATAAATATGAAATTTATTCAAGGCTTGTTATATCTATTTGGTTTTAAATTACTTAGCCTTTTTATAGACCTTACTTCATAGCCTGCATTTTTTACTGCGTTAGTTATAAACTTGTTATTTATGAAATAAATTCTATTAGATTGACTGACTTTACATTGAATTAAAGCTAATTGCTTTTTTACATCGAAAGCAACATCTACAACATTTGTGTTTTTCTTTAGTTTATTTTTTATTCCTATTCCGCAGCTAGAACAAACTAGCCCCGGAATCTTTACTTCAATGTGATGAGCAAAAAGTGTGCCGAAGACTGAGATCGTGCCGAACCAGCCTATTAGGAAAAAAGATATGTATAATATTATTTTTTTCATTTTGTTATTTTAAAGTCTAAATCTATTTATTTCGATCCCTGCTTCTTTCGTCGTACTGTCTGCGTTTCTCGTTAGTCTCTATTTTGCGATCTATTTTTTCTTGCCCACTTTGAAGTCTCTCAAGTCTCTGAAGGATATATTCTTTTTTTTCTTTATCTTCAACCTTGTCTAAATATTCTAAACCTTTTTGAATTATTTTAGGGTCTATCTTTGGTCGCCTAGAAGGGACTGTAACTACATTTGCTTTCGGAGCTTGTGGAATAATTTTAACGGATTTACTTTTATCATCCTTCTTTTTGATAATGGTAGGTAATGTGTTTAATTTTGGTAGTGTCACTATCGTGGGTAATCTATGGGTAGCAAACGAAAGGGTTTCTATAGTTCCATTGTTGTCGACTTTTACCAGCCCATTTACTATGCTCAATAAATTCACTCCGCTATCGGTCCTTTGTTTTGTAGAAACAGTTAAATACTTTTTAGAAATATCTTTTGAGACCATGTAAACGGTGGTTATCCCTCTACGAGTAATGATTCCAGTAAGCTTTAATTCTATCGGGGGCTTATCTAACAGCGGTGGTACAATTGTCTTTACTGGCACGTCGTACGCTAATCCGAAAGCGTTTCTATTCGTTATACCACTGTAGTCTCTTTGTTCTGCGTAAACGGAACTAGCTACCATAAATAGTAATAATATTTTTTTCATTTTTTTATTTTTATAGGCTCGTGTTGCCTTGTTGTGTAAATATGATGTAACTCGCCCCACGCTTCATTATAATTCCAACTAGGACAACGAAAGGACATCGTTCTATGTTTAGGATAGTCTTTTTGGCATACCCATCTGCCGGAACACCCAGTAAGCAAGAGGCAGACAACTAGGCCAACCACTGGAATGTACAGAGTCATCTTGGAAAGAAAGTTGTACTCACGATCAAGCTTTTCAATACTCCAGCTGTTATAATCAGGTAGTTCTTCCATTATTCTTTTCTAGTTGGTTCTTTTCTGGTTGGGGCCCGTTTAGAAGGTACTCCCTTAATGAGCGGCCTTCCAGAGAGGTTAGTAGGTCTTTTAGGTTTACTAGGCAGGGGCTTAGATTTAGGCACTTCATTTTTACTATAGTTCTCGTGATAATGTATCTGTCTTTTAGTATAGTGGTGATAGTGATGATAATCCACGCGATGGTGGTGGTCACAATGATGGTCACATTCTACAACTTCCCAGTTAGCGCAGCCAGAGGTTAAAATCAGTATCAAAAAGATCATTACCCCAGCTATAAATGTTTTTAAGATGTCTAAAAATGTTTTCATTAACCAGTTTTAATCTTTATGGTTGAGAGGCGTTGTTTGGGGCATAAAAGGGTGGGGTGGATTATGCAACTCTTCTTGCTGAACAGATCTTATCCTTAAAGAGTCTACATGCGCTTCCATTACTTCCATGTCTTTCTCTATGAATCTTAATCTCATATTCTGCTCTGCATCATCAGGTAATGCTCCGAGTTGGCCAAGTGGCCATTTAACTCTAAATTCTGAATTCATTTGTACAGAATCTTTCATTCTCATTACGTCTATTTCTAATTGAGAAATTTTAGAAGTTAACCCGAAATAACCATATACTGCTGCCCCTGCTACTAATATAATTTGTATAAGCCACTTTAGATTAATTCCTAGGCTTGTGTCATTATTTAATTGGGTTTTTTGCATGATACTGTTAATTTACACCATTCTCCATCTTTTTTAGATTTAGAAATAATTGTTATACTCCCAAAAATTGCAATACCTAATCCTGCTAGCGTTGTTATTAAGGCTTTAGAGATGGAATCTGAAATAGTTTTAACATCTGCGCCTGTCATGCCCATAGAACTAAAGCAGTCTATCATGCCTATAACAGTCCCAAGCATACCCATACAGGGTAAGGTGCCTATTAATATATTTACAAAAGCTATAGAAAACTTAGGGTTAAGTATGCAGAAAAATATAAAAAAAGTAGCCAAAAGGAGGAAATAGTTTACGGCCCCTCCCACGGCCCACCAGTCACAGCAAAAATGAAAGTATTTCACATATATATTTACCTTCAATCTAGAAACAAGTAAACTTCATTTATGTTACAATATAGTAAATAAAATAAATTAAAAAACTAATAAAGACAGCGTGTAATTCACTTAGTATTATCATGGAAATTCATTATATTATAGAGGGATTTTTAGCAGTCATTGCATTTCTATTGGGGATTATAGTAAAGAGAGCCTACCAAAGCATAGATGAACTTTGGAAAAAGCATGATGAGCTAGTTACTAGAATAACAGAAATGTCTATAGAGCTTCCCAAAAACTATGTGACCAAAAATGATTTAACTCATGCTATAGATATAATTCATGATAGGTTTGACAAGTTAGAAGTAAAATTAGATAAAATTAACAATCATAAGGTTTAGCTAACCCTTCTATAACTAATACATCGTTGAAAGTATTTTCAGTAACTTCTAAATTATAAAGCACCCCTAAAAGCCTTCCGTACTTGCCTTTTCCATCTAGAAATGTTTTTACCATAAATTCATTTTTACCATTTTTAATGAGTTCCTTCAATCTAGCTTTAGCTATGAAACCTCTCTCTTTTTCTTTTTTGTCTCTAGTCCTAGTTTCGGGAGCATTGATTCCGAGAAGTCTAATTCTCTCTTTTCTGTAAACGGAGAAGCCGCAGTCTATCATAGCGTCTACTGTATCACCATCTACTACTTTTATGAGTTTCGCTTTGTATTCGTACATTACTTATTTAAATCAGGTAGTTTTTCTTTTTCTTGTATGGCTGCACGTTGAGCATCGTAGCCTGCTTCACCCGCTTTATAAAGGTACGGGTATCCTCCATTTTTAGGTAAAGTCTTTTCTACAATTAGCGTTTTTAGCCTGTCATTTGGTACGACCATCTTAGTTTTGCGGTCCGTCATATAAAAAATAGTCTTGAAAAAACCAACGCGAACTATACGTGCTTGCCTACCGGAAATGTATAAAATATCGTCATTATTAAAGTCTTTACCCATAAACACCATAAAGCCTTCCACAGTCTTATGTAATGCATCTTTTAGCAGTAAAGCCATAAACCCAGCGAGAATAAACCAACCGTAAGTGCCGATCAGTTCCTCTATCATCTTTTTAGTCTCGGGCTTGAATAATTCGGATTCCATCTTATATAAATTACACTTGATAGAAAAAGTGTGTATATATATTTGATGCCGAAAGTAACGTTTTGCTTCGAGGATCTGGTATTCGATAAAGATGTATCAGAAGTCAAAATTCATCAACGGGAAACAATTAAGCCTAAGGATCAGTTTCAAATACAGAACCTTAAGTGGACGCCGAACCAAAAAAAGTTCATAAAGCTTGGCTTAGAGAAAGAAACCCAAGTAGTGCTTCTAGATGGCCCTGCTGGCACCTCTAAGACGCTTTTAGCGACTTTTTGTGCTTTGCATCTACTGAACCAACAAAAGGTCTCAGATATCATCTACATGCGATCTGCTGTAGAAAGCTCCGAGGCCAGACTAGGCTTCTTACCCGGAGACGCTGATGTAAAACTCCAGTATTACAATATGCCTTTTTACGATAAGCTTGATGAGCTGCTAAACCCCACAGCTTTAAAAAACTTACAAAAAGATAAAAGGATTTCATGTCATCCAGTAAACTTCGCAAGAGGAATGAGTTGGAATGCTAAATGTGTGATATTTGACGAATGCCAAAATTCGACTTTAAAAGAAATTATAACTGTTTTAACTAGAATGGGGCAATTCTCAAAAATATTCTTATTAGCTGACCCAGCTCAAACAGATTTAAAAAATGGGAATAGAGGTGGCTTTAAAAAAGTATACGACTTATTAAACGATCCACAATCCAAAAAAGAAGGAATACGAACATTTAGATTTGGCCCACAAGATGTTGTTAGATCAAAATTAGTTAGATACTTAGCAGAAAGATTTTCCGAGATGGCTTCAATTTAGTGTAATGATTTCTATATTTATTTAGAAAAACTGAGTATAAGGTGTTAGAATATATTACGGGCATATGAAAGTATACTGTAGACAATGCGGTAGTGGTACAACTTACGTTTCGCAGAAACCAAAGTTCTGTTCTCAATGTGGGCAGTCTTTTTTGAGTTCATCTGCGAAAACTAAGCCTGCTCCAGTCAGGGCCGCTCCGACCGTAATAGAAAGACATACTTCTAATTTAGGATTTGAGAGAGAGGAGGAATCTGAATCTGGTTTCAGCTCCATGTCCGGATTAGAATGCGACATACAAAAAGCTCCCAATGTAAAAACTACCTTAGGGGATATAGCGGGTACTTCAGAAGAGGATGCTCAAGTAATTGAGCGACCGAAAGCTTACGCTAGAAAAAGGGTTTCTAAAAAACAAGTCTTAGCTGATTTCCAAGCGGAAGCAGGACAATCAAGGGAATCATCTGAGATTTAGATGAGTATAGATAACTCGAGGCCGCAATTTGAGGATAAAATCGAGGAAATAGACAGAGAGATTCTTAAAAGAAGAAATAAATGGAAACTCTCAGTTTTATCTTGGATGGATTATGATGACGTATCTCAAATCATAAGAATTCATATATTTAAGAAGTGGGATATGTATGACCCTCAAAAGCCTCTTGGCCCGTGGCTAAACAGAATCATATCTAATCAAATCAAAAACTTAATTCGTAATAACTACGGAAACTATTGTAGGCCATGTTTAAAATGTGCGGCTGCTCAGTCTTACGATCTTTGCTCAATATATGAAAAGCAAGGAGCTCCATGTCCTTTATACATGAACTGGATGAAGGGTAAAAAGAATGCTCATGACACTAAACTTCCTGTTTCAATAGAAAACCACCAAAACGAAATAAAGCAGTTATTTTCAGAGCAACAATTAGATGCTTCGATAAATAATTTAAACGACGCTCTAAGAAAAACTCTAAAACCAATCGAATGGAAAGTATACGAGCACTTGTACATTCACTTCAAATCTGAGGAAGAACTTGCTAAAAAACTCAACTTTAAAACAAACGAAAAAAACAGAACTCCCGGCTATAAACAAATAAACAACATAGTAAAAAAGATTATAGAGAAAAGTAAAAAAATTTTAACTGATGGAGGATTAGACTTCCAATGAAAGAGATCGTACTTACTAAAGCTCAACAACAAGAGATATTAAAATGTTGGAATGATGCCACGAAAGCTGAAGAGCCTCCTCCTTCTGTTTTGGATTTGATAGAAGCTGCTTTTCCCGAGAAAGAAGATGTTAAAGTGAACTCCCCGGAAGGAAGAAGCGTTAGAGCTTTCATCAACACTAAAAACTTAGTGAAAACAAAAACAAAAACAGATACTAAAACCCCTTCCGCCGCAGATGAAACTTCTGTGACCGCTGAAGAACGAGAGTTTATAAAACAAAACTCAGCGAGTATGTCCCCAAGAGATATGGGAAGAGTTTTGTTAAACGATCCGGGCCTTAGTCATTTAAGCAAAAAGGTAAGAGCGATTAAGAAGGTTGTAGACTCGCTAGAAGCTGAAGAAGTATATGAAAGAGAGGAGCTCCCTGAAAGAGACTACAAGCCGCCTAAAAGATTTGAACAAGCTGTAGCCAGAGTAAACAAATATGTACTTCATGGTATTGACAAAGACAAAATCTCTTTGAGCCAAAAAAAGTCTGTCAATTCTCTAATTGAATACATGCATACTTTTAGATTTTTGCATCAAATATCAAACTATGAAACTACAACAGAGAGGGATTTGTTCGAGAGTAGTTTTGTTAGATATACTTGGGATAAACCAGATTTAACCCAAGAGGAGGTAGACCAATATATAGTTTTATCTAGTGAGGTGGTTATAGCTTCAAATATCCAAAATAGGATAAACGCTCTACAAGAGCATTTAGATGACGCCGCAAATGATACAGAGGGAAGAAAAATTTCCATGAGTCTTGTGGAGTCTATCAGCACATGTACAGCTGAATATAACCAATGTGTTAACCGGCAGCAAAAACTTCTTAATGATTTAAAAGAGAAAAGAAGTTCTAGGCTTAGTAAGCAAATAAAAGAAAACGCATCTATATTAAATTTAGTAGAAATGTGGAAAGATGAAGAAAACCGCAAGAAGATGATTCACTTAGCTGATCTCAGAAAGAAAGCCATAAAAGACGAAGTCGGTAGGCTATCTGGCATGGATGAAATAAAAGCTCGAATCATGGGTTTAAGCGAAGAGGAAGCAATTGATGGTTAGTTGTAAAGTATGCCAAAAAGAATTTGAAAATGATGCTTCTTTGCATAGGCATCTTAGGGCTCATTCTTTAAGAAAGGTAGAGTATTATCAAAAATATTATCCTCGGTATGATTTACATACTGGAGATATCATAAAATTCAAATCTAAAGAACAATACTTCTCTTCAGAATTTAATTCCAGACTAAGTCTTAAACATTGGTTAAAAAAACAAGACCCTGAGAAATCTAAAAAATACTGCCACAAAATACTACAAGACAGAATAGAAAAGAAGTCCATAAAATACTGTCCCGGCCAAGTAGAGCTTAGGACTATAATGAGTCCGCCGACTCAATATTATGATGTTCTTTTTGGTGACTTTTATGGCTACTGTGAAGAAAATTTTAAATTAATTTCTAAATTTAAAAAAATTTCAAATATTTTATTTAAAAATCAAACTAAGTTCGAAGAGCCAATAGTTTATGTAGACACAAGAGAGCAAATGCCCTTGAAGTTTAAAGAGTGTGAGATCAGAGTTAAGACTTTGCCTTTCGGGGATTACTGTTTCTTTGATAACGAGCATACTCATAATTGCTACATAGAGAGAAAATCTATCAAAGATTTTATAGGAACCCTTAGTGGCGGGTTTGAAAGATTCGAAAGAGAGATTATAAGATCTAGCGAAGCAGATAGTAATTTAATTGTTCTAGTAGAAAGAAATTTAAATGAATGCATGGCATTCAAAAAACTTCCGTATGTAAGTAAAAAAGTAAGAGCCACTCCTGAATTTATTTTTTCTAATGTTAGGACTCTTATACAAAAATATCCAAACTTGCAATTCCTATTCGTTAACGGAAGGACAGAGTCTGTAAGAGTTATGGAGAAGATATTTTTTAATGGGTCTGATTATAAAAATTATGACTTACAATTAGCTTACGATCTCAAAATTTTATAAATGTGGTACTGTCCAGATAAATATAAAAGCGACATATCTAGAGTAAACGAAGAGTTACTAAAGATAAAAGGGGAGCTTGAAGACAAACAGGCCAAAATAACTTTAGCTAAGTTTTTAAGAAATAACTTATCATTTACTGTAGAGCTTTTATGTGGTATAAAATTAGCCCCATTCCAAGAAGTTACATTAAGAGGAATGCTCAACAGAAACTTCTCCATGTGTGTATGGGGCCGTGGTTGTGGTAAATCTTTTATAGGTGCAATTTTCTGCATTGTACAATGTATATTTGAACCAAATACAAAAATTATTATAGCTGGCCCTACTTTCAGAACAGCTAGATTTATATTCAATAATATTGAAAAAATTGTAGAGAGTAAAGACGGTCAACTTCTTTCCCAAGCTTTTGAAATTAGAAATAAATCTAAACGAAATGATCAATTTGAATGGAAGATAAATGGAGGTACAATTACTGCAATTCCTTTAAGTGGAGAAAAGATAAGAGGGTTTAGAGCTAACGTACTTGTACTGGACGAATATCTGTTACTGCCTGAAGAGACCATTAAAACTGTTTTAATGCCATTCTTAGTTGCACCTCAAAATATGGGGGAAAGGCTAAAAGTTAGAGAAATGGAGGATAAATTAATTGAGCAAGGTTTGATGAAGGAAGAGGATAGAGTAGAGTTCGAAAATCAAACCAAAATGATAGCACTTTCGTCAGCTAGTTTTACATTTGAAAATTTATATAAAACTTACCAAGAGTGGATCGCCAGTATAGAATCAAAAGAAATCTCTAGCGCAGGCATTAAATACTTTGTGTCTCAGTTAAGCTATGAGGCGCTACCAGAAGACATGATTGATAAAACAGTGATTGACGAAGCTGCGAACGGTGGCTCTTCTCACTCTTCTTTTCAAAGAGAATATTGCGGTCAATTTACAGATGGAAGCGACAGTTATTTCAGTGCTAAAAAAATGCACGAATGCACAATACCGGATGGAGAAGCACCCACGACTTTAATAAAGGGCGTAACAGATAAAAAATATATCTTAGCAATCGACCCGAGTTTTAGTAACAGCCCGAGTTCTGACTATTTTGCTATGTCAATACTAGAACTAAACGAAGAGAAACAACAATCTGTATTAGTTCATGGTTACGCTGTAGCTGGCGGTGATTTAAAAGACCACATAGAATATCTGTATTATATAATGCAGAATTTTAATATTGTTTTTGCAACCATAGATAATGCTGGATCTCAGTTTATAGATAGTGCTAATGAATCTAAATATTTTCAAGACTCAAAACTAGACTTCTTTGATTTTAATTCCGAAAAAGAAGGCTTAGAATACCAAGCGCAATTAAGAAAAGTAAAAACAGAACTTAATCAAACCTCAGGTAGAATTTTTTATAAACAAATCTTTACTAGTAATTTTTTAAGAAAAGCAAACGAATATCTCCAATCTTGTATAGATCACAAGAAAATATGGTTTGCCTCTAGAACCACCGCTCACGAAAGCTCCTTCTCTAAAGCTACGTCTTCTCGATTTGATCTAAAACTAACAAAACACGATTCTCTGCTTGACTTAATAGAATTTCAAGACTCCCTCATATACGGAACTAAAAAACAATGTGCCTTAGTAGAAGTTAAAACTACAGCCATGGGTAACCAGAGTTTCGACCTACCACAACACCTAAAAAGATCGACATCCGCTAATAAAGCGAGGAAGGATAATTATACGACATTGATGCTAGGAGCATGGGCTACCAAGTGTTATTTCGACATGCAATCCTCAGAAGATATAAAAATACCAGAAAGTTTTTCTCCAATAATGATCCACTAAGTGTATATATTGTAGAATAATTTTTAGATATAGTGCCAAATAC